TCTCACCCAAACGCAACACGCGACCAATTGATTGTAATGCGCGAATCTTACTCTTTGTCGGAGAGGAGAATACAATATTATGTAGGTTACGAATATTCACACCAGTTGAGAATGTACCGTAACTTGCAACGATGATCGCGTCGTTCTCTTGTTCAGTGATATGTCTCACTGCTTCGCGATCTTCTGCTTCAACCCCACCGTGGATAAAGAATACTTTTCTCGTACCACACTTTTCTAAAATCAGATCGTATAGTATCTTACCGTGTTTTTCGACATAAGTAAATAAAATTAAACTATTGCCTTTGAGATTAATCGCAAGATCACGAATGAATGTATTGCGCCCTTCGTGCTGAACAAGAAAAGCCATCTCATCCTGATAAGTAAATCCTTTGACTGCCTTGCAGACATTTTCAGGATATTTGAGAACGATGCATTTGATATTGAAATTCGCAAGTTGTTTGCGTTCAATCAGTTCTTTCGTAGAAATAACTTTGAATGTGGGTCCAAACAAACCTTCAAGGACTAGTTTGTTAATTTTACTATCATCCAATGTTCCAGTAGTACCAATGCGCACATCACAGTTGATCAGTTTAGTCATGATGCTTGTCAGCGACTTGGCTTTGAATGTATGTGCTTCGTCGCCGATAATGAAATCAAACTGAGCAAAGTATTTCTTTGGCATGTCGTAAATGCTTTGCCATGTAGAGATGATCAGATCAGTATCGGGAATTTTACTTTCGCCGCCAAAAATCTTCTGACAGTATTTGTCTACATCCCAACCGTTTTGAGTTGAGTAGTTCTTAAAGTCAGAGTGCATCTGAGTCACGAGGTTGATAGTCGGAACAATCAACAATCCTCGCTTCTTGCCATTGTTTAATAAATGGCGAACCATCATATAGATGATTAACGATTTTCCCGATGCCGTAGGTGAGACCAATACTGTTCGGCGTTTTGTAAGTCCGACGCTGGATGCCAATAACTGATAGTCTCTGGGCTCAATAGGGAGCGATAAAGCCGACGCAAGATTTTTGGTATCAATCGGATGTACTTCCGTTTGCTCATCGATATACTCATAAGTTCGACTCGTATTCTTACAGAAGGTTTTTATATATGGCACAAGACCAAGATAAATTTGTCTTGTGTTCAGATTTAGCAAACGAATTTTGCCATCCCAATGCCTTGCTCTGAAGGCTGGACTGAACTGATATCCTGGAGCAGAAAAGGTGAAGAAGTCTGACATCTCTTTTAGAATGCCAGGATCTGCAGTCACCTGCACATAGATATTGTTTACTTTTTCAATAACAACGTGTTCAATCATTCGATTTTATTTTTTTCCAGCTGGACTTACCTTTGGTCATGCGTCCAACATACCTTTGTCCAGTTTCTAGATCAACAAGCATATACTTCTCAGGACAGCGTGTATAGACTGTAAGTGTAATTGGTTCTTCCAGTTCGTTGACAAATTTGCCATCTTGCAACTTCCGAACTTTTTGTTCGAAGATTGAATCCATTATCTGCCACCTTGAATGAATCTCTCATGCGTCATGTATTCACGCAATTGCCAGGTGCGATTGTTCAATTCTTTCATGACATTTTCGCAAAACTTTGCAGCCTCTTCATGGTAGGCTTTCTTGCGTTTGAGTTTGTTTAGATCATCATCACCATCAATGTAAACTGACAGATCAGACTTGAGTGTGAAGCGAAATGGTTCCCAACCCAATTCTTTCAATTGATCTTCATCAAGTTTGCCAGTGTAGTATTCCCACTTGAGTTTCTTTATCTTGTCAAACTCAAGTGCTGCGCGTTTGGCTGCAAGATTGTGCAGCGAGAGATATTTGTTGTACTTATTGTGAATCAATGGAATGCGCAGGATCTCTTTGCCAGGTTCCGTGATGTCAATCTCGGAATCTTTTTCCCAGCGTTCCATCAATTCTTCAAGTGGTGGAGTTTCTAGTTTCATACATAGAAGTATACATCAACGAAACCCAAAAAGCAACTATAGACAAGAGTTGTTTTGCAAATTCTATTGTATTACAATCAGTATGTCTAGGATGAACGGGATACTCTAAGAATATTAGACAATCTTGATTCTTTCGTATTCATAATAAGAAAAGCGAAATGTGGCGTCCGCCATCGCAATATTCTCTGCGCTGTCTTGCGCAGAAAACAAAACTGACGATACTGAAGTTGGAAACAAGTCTATAAACTTTACACGAAAACTTGGATTGTTTTTGTTTGTGTAGAGCGTAAGAACTGCGCTTGAATATTGTGGCTTATTTTTTTCACGTCCGCGAATATATGGTGACAATGCTTGTCTTTCTAGATTGATATATTCTTGAAATTCTGTTGGGAAAGTCATACCACGAATCCAGTCATGCAATTCTGTCCAAGCACGCATGTCTTCATCAATCAAAAAAGTCATGTTCAAAGTATCATATAACATTTTTTCGCCTGGATGATACAGATCAATGAATGGTGTTGGTCTTGGAATCTCAGTCAATGAAACTCCAGGCACATTTACTGCTTGACAAAAATAGGTTGCTCCAGGCAAACGATCGAAGGTCATTCGATATTTTGTTGTTTGAAGCAGATTTGTATTAGTCGGCGTTCGTGTCAGTGCTGTCATTTTTGATTAGTTCCCTGAGGTCCATTATCTTTTCTTTTTCAATTAGATCAATAATGAAATTTGTGAGATCTACTTCTCTTTGGAGAAAGTAAAGTTTCTTGTTCAATTCTTCTAATCTCTCAGTATAATACTTCAGCTCCTGCTGTTTTTGTTTGCGCAGGTCTAAAAGATCAGATAACTGAACAATTCTTCCCATTCACTTTATTTAGGGAATAAAAAAAGGGGGAGTATTTCTACTCCCCCCAGTTCGTTTGCCTTATTGTTATTATTAACTTGGCAAAGTCTCTTTACATCAATTATTGGTTGATGTTTAGAACTTGGAACTTACGATAGTACATGTTGGTATCGTTACCTAGTGCACCTGTGCCAGCTCCTGTTGCGAATGGATTTGCAACGAGACCGTAACGAGTCTTGAAGCCAACTTTTGGTTGGTAAGTCGTTGGGTCAATTGCACGTACCATTTGTAGAGGAACATATGGACAGTAGAACAAGCCAGCATCGTAAGCATTTGTACCCTTGTAACCAACGACGACATAGTCTGCGCCAGATACTGAGTATGGGTCAACATAAACCTTGATGCGACCGAACAATGTACCAGCAAAGGTATTGCCTGTATCGTCAACAGTTAGGTTTGTATTGTTGCTTAGAGCTGAGTTGTAGTCAAGTAGACCAGTCATTGCAAGAGCTGATGCCACATCGGTTGAAACGATGAGGATGTTGCCCTTACCACGACGAGTGTCCTTGGCGATTTTGTTAGCTGCGCGTTCAATTGCGAACAACAAGCTCTTATACTTTTCAACCTGCCAGCGACCTGATGTATCAGCTGCTGCAGATAGGTTGAAGGTATTTGATGTTGTACCAATGATACCGACATTAGCAGTTGCATAGATCGTACGAACAACTTCACGATTGATTTCTGCGAGAATTTCAGTTGACAAAATGTTTGTCAATTCTGTTTCTGCATCTAGACCGTGAACTGCCTTGAGATCTTGTGCAAGTTCTAGTGTGTAGGCTGCTTGTAGACCGCGTGAGTTTGCTGTTACAGCAACGCGATCGATTTGGAAGCCCATATATGCTAGTGATGCATCTTCAGCATAGGCTGTTGTGAAGCCATAGCCGCCGTTTGCAAGACCGTAGATTGCGCTGTTTGCATTACCTGGGTTGACAGATGTGCTGAATGCAGTCATCGTGCCGTTACCAGAGTGTGCGTTATTTGCTTCGTTGTATAGAGCTTCACCAGCGCGAGCTGTTGAAGATGCATATACTGAACGCATTGCAAAGATCAAACCTGTTGGACCTGTCATTGGCTGAACGCCGCAGATGTCATAAGCCATTAGGTTTGGTAGAGCACGGCGGACCAATCCGATTAGGATTGGGTCAAAGCCAGCAACGCTACCTGGTGATGTTTGATTGCTGAGACCGCTGACGCCAGCTGTGCCCATTGCGTTTGCTGGAGCTTCCCATAGATTTTGCATGCTACGGTTATCTTCAACAAGAGCGCGCTCTTGGTTTTCTAGGACAAGTGCAGTAACTGCACGCTTGTATGGGTCAGTGATCTGTGGCAAATCGCCGTGATCAAGAACTGGAGCCCATTTCTTTGTTAGTGTTTCATTCAAATACATTTTAATTTTACTCCGTTATAAGATGAGTTTATTAGGCTTTTGGAGCCGTCTTTGAGATTGCTTTAACATAATGTGCCATAATACCGCCGACTGGTGCTACTTCTGGCTCCTCGGAAACCGTCGTTTCCTGGATAGTCTTTACTTCACTTTTCACTTTACCGACTGGGAAGTAGTTCTCGCGAATGACTGCGAGTTTGCTATTAAACTCACCTTCTGTGGTGAACTCCACACCCTCTGCGAGTGTTTTCATCTTAGCAATTTGCGTTTCGGTTAGACCTTCGCAGATCTTACGAATTGCTTCATTCTTCTTAGCAGCGTTGAGTTCTTCAACAATTGCTAGTTTTTCTGCGTCACGAGCTGCAGCTTCTTCTTCAAGAGTTGCAACGCGCTGTGCTAGTTCTTCTGCTACATCAACTTTCTCTTCTGGAATTTCAATGTAGTGCTCAGCGAATAGATTCTTGAGACCACCAATGAAATCGTCGACGAGTTCAGCGCGTAGACCTGTTTCGATAGCAACCTTGTTGTCTTCCATCCAAGATTCAACAACATAGTTGAGATATTCATCAACTTGTGTTGCCATTTCTTCTTGGAGTGATTCGTATGCTTCTGCAAGAACTGCATCGTTTTCGGTCATCATTTCGTCGATGATCGTATCAATGCGAGCATTTACAGCTGCTTCGAAGATTGTGGTTGCTTTTGTCTTGAATTCTTCAGATAGTGATTCACCATTGAATAGTGCATCAACATCTTCAGCCATGGATTTGTGAGCCTTCTTCTTCCAGGCTTCCTTCATTTCCTTCTTGGCTTCTTGTTCATTTCCTTCATCTTCAGGAAGTTCAAGATCCATTTTGCCAATCTTTTCGCCTGGCTTCAATAGTGGCTTACCAGCTGTGCCGACATCGCCTTTATCTTCAGCGACAACTTCGCCTTCGACTTCGGTTTCTTCAACCTTAACTGTTCCACCATCGACTGGATTCTTTTTAAGAGCTTCTTCTTCGTCACCAATCTTTTCGGCTTGTTCTGGAGCCTTCTTCATTGGCTCTGCTGGAACGCCTGGAGAACCTGGTTTTGGTGCTTCAGCAACAGCAGAAGATGCTGCTTTACCCAAACCGTCTCCACCTGGATTCTCAGTGGTTGCGCCGCCAAGATCATTGACTTCGCCAGACATCTTCTGCATTGGTTCCTTACCTGCAGACATTGATGCCTTTAGAATTTCTGCAGCGGATTCTGATAATGTTTTAGCCATTTGTAAACTCCTGAAGAGGTAATATTATTTATAAATTTTACAGTTTTGACAAGAAGTTTTCAAAGATCTTCAATGATACTTCTTCGATTTGTCGTTGCTTCGCATTCTTGATTTGATTGTAGTAGGCATTGACATCAATTTCTTGAATTTTACCTTCAACAAACATCCACTCTTTGCCTTCCATAATACCTTGAACGAAAGCACCTGGTGCGGACGGATCCGCTACAATATCAGCCGCTGTGGCTAGATAATAGTCATCTTGAACAACATTGACACCGTTCACTTCTTTAAGTGAACCCATGCCGCGTGATGATACACCGAGAGTTGCACCGCCTTCCATAAGAGACTTGGCGATTTTACCCATTGGTGTTTCAAGAATTTTTGCCTTACCAATAAATGTTGAGCCTTCTTGCTTGAGGCTTGTGATAAGGTGAGATACACGATCTAGATTGATCGATGGAGAATCTGGGTGACCCAATTCACCGAATGCGCGATTCTTTTCAACATATTCTTCGTTGTAGCGTTTTGCTTCGCGCGCAAGAGTATCAGTCTTATACACACGACCATTTTTGTTTTTCATTTCTGCAACAAGGAATGGTCCAGTGATGTACAAAGACTTCACACCGTTTTTTTCTTCGGTGATCACTTTGATTTCTTGGATATTTTCAGTGATTAGTTTCATTCTTAGATCCCCAGTGATGCGCGTTTTCTTAGTGAACGCTTTCTCTTAATCAGCGCACGAGCCAATTTAGCACGACGCTTAATTTTTCCTTTTCTTTGTGCAATACGGCGACGCAATCTTTCTGCTGCTTTCATTCGTGTAAGTTTTCCGCCACGAATTGTATAGCCTTTAACTGCAGATACAACTTTGCGACGCTGTACTTTGCCGCCACGAACACGCGCACGAATGAGTTTCTTACGACCCATGCGCTGAACATTTGCTTCAGCAATGATCTCTTTAACGACTTGTGATACAAGCGAACTCATTTACCACCAATCGTAAAATTAACTTTACTCAATGCAAAATGTGCTGCTTTTTCAAAACCTTTTGGAGTATTGAGCATATCAGCAAACTTCTTTTTATTCTCGTCGTTCAATGCACCATGAACCATATGAATGGCTTTTGCTGCACCGTGACTGACTTTAAGTTTTGATCCATCAGCAAACTTAAATTGTTTTGCGGTTGATGTTACATTATCTTGTTGAGCAAACTTTGCAACTTGTTCTAAAGTTTCGCAAATTGGTTCAACAGATTCTGCTTGAATAACAGATGGAACATTTTGTGAACCAAAAGAACCTGCTGTGCCAGTGCCGCCAGCATTGTATGGAATTGTAAACACAAGACCATATTTGTCGTTTGTATACAATGCCACACGACGACCGTCTGGGAAAATACGAATACCCTTACGGCGGAGAACAAGCATTGGTGATGGTTGAATTTCATCTCTCAATGCTTCTGTCATTTGTTCTTTATCTGTAAATTCTAATTCAGTACTGTTGTTCAATGACTTCATAATACCTGTTGCTTGTTTTAATTTTTGCACAGTGCTGCGAAATTGACCAGCTGGCAAACTAGGATCAAGCATGTTTGATGGAATTGATGATGTAAGGTTCATATAGTGCTGACGAGCATTTGCAGGAACCTTATTCAACAATTGGTTGAAAGGCATTTTTGGGTTTTTTGCGGCAGCTGCAGAAAGCATTTTATGACCTGCAAGTGCTGCAGCAACATTGAGGTTTTTCATCCCCAATGCTGACTTGGCAGCAGTCACACGACTTCTGAGGTCGTTATCAGACTTCTGCTGTTGCGGCGACTTCTGCGCTGGTGTCTGTGGTGACATCTGCGCTTCCGTCAAGTTCTGTCTCAGATGGTTGAACTTCATCTTGTACGCCTAGTAAGTTTGATGCGATTTCTACTTTCTTGACTTCCAATGCATCTGTAACTTTAGATGCAATTGCGCCATTGAAAGCGTTTAAAAAACCTTCTTTATCACCAGCAATTGCTGCTGTCACTGCTTGTAATGAAAATCCAGAATCTTCCATAATTAACTCCAATTATTTAGTAAATTGCGATTGAAATGCTTGGTCGAAGTTATTTGCTGCTGCACCAGGTGCTGTTTTCGGTGGAGGAGATGCAGCTGCTGGCTCGCCTTGATCGGCAACCATATCAGGCACTCCAACTTCCTTCTGAGCAGCTTCTTGCGCCGCAGACTCTTCTTCCAATTCCTTCTGCATGCGCTCAATGCCTTCTTCATCAAACTGAAGGACATGTTTCTTAACCCATGCTCGAGAGAAATATGTTCCAACATATGGATCGATCTGAGTCATAAGTTGAAGTCTTGCAGCCATCAGTTCCGATTCCTTTAATTCCATGAAGTTATTATCCTTCAAGAAATCATAGTGAATCTTTTCTTTTAATTCTTGCCATTCGTCGACAGAGCAGATGCCCTTGAGTGCCAATTGACGCTGCATTAGTTCGTCAAATAGAATACTGAATTTTGCGCGAAGTTTGTCGATGAACTTACTGAATTTAATTTCATCACGAGTAATTTCTGTCGTACGACCAAGTGAGAATCCTTGATTTTGTTCTAGACGAGAAACTGGAACATTCAATGACTTGTACAACTTCTTTTCAAAGTAATTTACATCAGCCATTTCACCAAGATTTTGTCCAGCAGGCAATGTAGTGATTTCAGTTGCCTTGCCTTCGCCTCTTCTTGGAATCCAGAAATCTTCCATCATTGACATGAACTTACGATCGTCTTTGACTTCACCAGTTGCTGAGTCATAAACAACCTTATTGCGGAACTTGGTCATCATATCACGGAGATATTGTTCCGACTTAACTTTAGGCATATTACCAACATCGATGTAGAATACGCGACGCTCTGGTGCACGAGAAAGGCGATAGATGACGATTGCATCTTCAACCATGCGCAATTGATTAAGTGGCTTGATGGCTTTGTGTAGGTATGACAAGACCATCATACGCTTTGGATCCATCATGCCAGAGTTTACATTTACAATTGCGTCTGTGGCAATCTTAACGGCAGAGTCTGTTGGTGAGGTCACTAGTGTCTGACCTTGACCCATTGCTCTTTCGTTATAAACATAAAACTCTTGCACGCCAGCAACTGTTTCTACGCCAGTTCTTGGATCTTTTTTCTTAACGACTGAACGAACCTTACGAACCTTGCGTGGATCAAGATAGAGTAATTCTTGAATACCACCTCTTGGATTCTTTTCGTCAATCAAAACTTGATAGAATAGTCGTCCGTCGATATACCAGTTACGGAAAACATCTGGACCATTGTTTGAGAAATCTAGCATACGAAGAACATTATTGAATTCATCGCGAATCATTTCTTTAATGTTATCTGGCTGTTCTAGATCATCCAGTATAATTGAAATTGTTTTGCCAGTTGTGTCGTGAACAACTGCTTCATTTACAATATCGTCAATGGCAGATTCCAACTCTGGTTGCATCGCCATTTCACGATAACGAGAAATAAGATCATTCTCGTTCTTGTAACTTGCTTCGAGGTCAAGGTATGTTCCGAAATAACCACCAGATGTGACAGTGATTGCACCGTCATCGTTGATAGGTGCAGCAATTTGCGGCTGAAGCTGCTCAACAGCATCAGATTTTTTGCGTAGGATTTCGAAACCAAAAAGATTTATAGCCATGAATGCTCCATTATAAAGAGGGGGAAGGTTTTATCCTTCCCCCGTATCCAATTAAAGTACGAGACTTTCTACTGGGCTCTTGAGATCCGATACAGTGCCGCGATCAACTGTCTCAAAGTATTGATATGAGAAGTTGACTGAGTACTCTTCAATCGTATCATTTGAACCCCAATCGAGATCAATTTGAGCAACATCTGTTGGAAACATGCCAACAAAACGATATGCTTTGATTCTACGACCGTCTTTACCGTACTGAATAACATCAGCGTCTGCACCATATTGGAAATTCGTGCGAGCACGAGTGCTGCGCAGTGCTGTGGTGTTATCGCTGATATTACGAACCCAAGATTCCATTGCATTACGCAAGATAAAATCTTCATCGTTAATAATGGTTACTGACCAATCAGCGAAGGTACGATTGCCAGCGACCTTCACTTCGCGACCGAAGTAAGGAACCGTAACCATACCAAGCGTTGATCCAGGCAATGCTGCAGTCTTAACCATGAAGGTAGACTTTAGCGCAGCATTATTTCTATTTGTGACAAATGCGGGAAAGTTGAGACGCACTTCAAATAGATTTGGTCTTGCACCATCATACTGTAGCTGTGTACGAAACTGATTTACATTAAAAGCCATTTTTTTCTCCTGACTTTATCTTATTCTATTTATTAGAAGCGTCCAACGATTTCGTCGAAGGCAACACCGCTGCGAACAGCCACGAAGTTCAACTGGATAAAGTTGATTGACTTGGCTGGTTTGACATAGATGTCACCAATAAACTCGTTGCGATCAACAACTTCTGGAGTATTATTTGTTTCGTCACAAACAACACGGAAGTCATAGATACCGCGACGACCTTGTACCAATCGTAAGAATGGTTCGACTAGGTTTACGAACTGTGCTCTTGTAAATTCGTCGTTGAATTCGAACAATTGAGCCTTCGCAGCACGAGCAATTGCCTTTTCAAGAACGATAAACAAGCGACGAACATTGATACGATCGAATGCGCTTGGCTTGCTGAGAAGAGTCTTGTCTCCGAAGAGGACAGTACCTTCACCAGAGAACGATACGATTGGATTTACTCCAGCCGCATATAGCGTATCTCTTTGTGCCTTGCCAGGATTAAATGCAACTTTGATTACATTCTTCAATTGACCGCGATTAAATCCAGCTGGTGAGAACCATGGATCGCGATCAGAGTCTGTGCGAGCGCAGAGACCAGCAGTGTCACCGTTACATGGAATCCAACGATATGTGTCGTTGTAAACATCGTACATATACTTCCAGTTGCTATCCATTACTGCGAATGAATTTGAAACATTGCTTAGAGCATTGTTACGATAGTTCACGATTGCAGTGGTTGGATCAGCAGCTTGGCAATTTGCCAATGAAGGTGATACGAATGCAACGCAGTCGCGGCGACTTGCAGCAAGAGTAATGACATTGGCAGAAACTGTTTCATTTGCGCCACCAGCCATTACGAGGGAGATGTCGACATTTTCTGAAGCAGCAAACTGAGCATACGCCAACATGACATTGCCGTCTGTTGGTGTTGCATCAGTACCTTGTATGAATGAGATACCGTTACTTGATTCACCAGCAAAGAAGTATGAAGCGTTTGCCGCAACACCCCAAGAGGCACTGTTATGACCCATTGCATAGACCCAACGAGAGTTGTTATACAACACATCGCGGTAGTAAAGGCTGTTTCCAGACTCGTCTTTTGCATTTGTTGCTTTTGACACATTTGGGAATTTTTCAATCACGGTATTTGCTGTACCAGTGATTGCACCAGTTGCGTCGATAACTGCAATGTGCATTTCGTCATTTGCATTGCTCTTAATACCTGCAATATATGTCGAAGTTCCAGGAGCACGATCAAAGTATGGAGCGTATGTCCAGGCAGCGAAAGATGCAGCATTTGAATTTGCGCAGAAGGCAATCTTCAATGCGTTGCCAAGAGCACCAGGATAGCGAGCAGCAAAGCAGATGTTGCTGTTTGATGCAGTGTGGAAACTTGCAAAGTAGTGATCTTCATTGCGGACCTTGGTGTTGCTTGCCCAAGATGACACATTTAGAGCAATTGCAGTGTTTAGCGTTGCTGCGTCTGCACGAGTAACAAACAATGCATTACTGTATGACAAGAAACTTGCCGCTGTAAAGAAAGGGAGATAAGTGTTTGAATCTGGTTTACCAAAAACTTGCACTAGTTCATTTTCTGAACCGACTAGTCGTGCATAGTCTGTTGGACCCCACTGAAACGCGCCAGCGACCGCGCCAGTGGATGTGGAAACTGCTGGCACAACGGTAGTTGTGTCAATTTCGGATACATTCACGCCTGGAGATACTTGAAAAGCCATGTTTTTGCTCCTGTCTTGGAGGATTAAGAAATCTACGGATTATTTAGTTTTTTTGTGTTTTTAGCGTTCTACGATGGACCAAACAGCCCCATCCTCAACATATGTGTTATTTGGGTTATCAACATCAACATGTCCCGCTAGGATAACATCTCCAATAGACTCTTCTTCGATCATTCTGAGGTGTTCTTCGTTAATCTTTCGTCGCACATTCACATCTGTCATATCTGTAAAGAATTTCTGGTCTGTAAGCCATGCAAATAGGACTAAACACATTACAAGGTCGTCATTACTACCTTCTTCGGCTTCAAAGGACGATCCATTTGAGATAAAGGTCGATAATTCTGAGATAATATTGTAATCTTGGATAACTAGTTGTTGCCTCTCAATGAGGTTTTTAAGAAGAGTACATCCTAGTCGTTTTACGGACTTGGTTGTTCGAAT